TTGGTAAATGACCTAACTCCCGTTAGCGGACAAATTGGGGACTTGGCTACACTAAGCCTAAACTGGCCTACAAACGGAACAGTTACGAGAGCTGTAAGTTAATGAATCAACTAAACCTACGCATTGAACTTGTAGAAGGTTCAATTATTGATGTTGTAACTTCCGCTGGCGATTTAGTCAAATGGGAATCAAAATTTGATTTAGGTATAGACAAGCTAGAAAAGGTAACGCACTTACTTTATTTGGCGTGGCTTGCTGTTTGTAGAACAAATAAAGTTTCAACTGATTTTGATTCTTGGATTGAAACAGTTGCGAAAGTTGAAGTTTCTGACCCAAAAGCCTAAAGCCTTTAGGCGTTGATTCTTATCATTGGTTGATTGCTAATCTGGCGGTTGCAACAGGGATAGCCCCAAGTGTTTTATTGCAGGAATCAGATCGCATGATAAATACCATGATGTTTGCCTTGCAATATCAGAAAGGCAATAATGACTGAAAATGTTATTTATGATGTTAAGGGTCTAATTAAGGATTTGAATGACCTTTCGCCTGCCTTTAAAAAAGAAATGTTGAAGGATTATCGCAAGATTGCGAAGAAGCCTAACGAAAAAATAAAATCTGCTATTCCTGAAACTGCCCCGTTGCCTGGGATGCGTATAAGTAAGAATCCGCATGGAAGATTAGCGTGGGGTGCAGGTAAGCCTGCTAATACAACTTCTATTAGGTTCAAAACTACGGGTTCACGCAAATACGCTATTACTTCTTTAGCTTCTATCTGGGTGATGTCCCCTATGACTGCTATTGCTGATGTTGCAGGTAAGGGTTCAGGTGTTCCTAGAAATGAATTCACTAAACCTTACCCGTATAAGGGCGGTTTTAGAAGGCACGCTGTTACTACGCAGGGAATCAACATGATCCGTAGGTTACGGATGGAAAATAAAAACAATTTTGTTTATCCTGCGGTTGAAAAATCTTTGCCTGATGTTGAACGCGAGATAAAATTAGTGTTAGAACAATACGCTGCCAAGGTAAATAGGAAGTTAGGCTAATGTCCGTAATTGTAAAGCTGTTATCCAAGTTTGATGATTCGGGTATTAAGAAGGCGCAACATGGTTTTGGGGGTTTAGAGAAAACCCTAAAACATATTGGTATTGGTTTAGGTATAAAAGAAGTTGCTGATTTTCTTTTAGATTCTGCTAAGGGTGCAGCTAAAGATGAAAAGTCTATGAAGCTTCTTAATACGCAACTTAGCAATAACCTAAAACTAAATAAAAGCCAGATTGTCACTAGCAATAAGTTTGTTGAAAAATTATCTTTACAAACAGGTATTGTAAAGAATCAGTTGCGCCCCCAGTATGCCCGTTTTGCGAATGTTACTCACAATGTAAAAGATGCGCAAAAACTTTTGACCCTTAGCCTTGATGCCGCAGCGGGTTCAGGTAAAAGTGCTACGAGAATCAATAAGGCCTTGGAAAAGGCTTATGGGGGTAATACTAAAGCCTTGCAATCTATGTTCCCTGAATTGAAGAATTCTAAAACTGCTTTAGCGGATTTGAATAAAGAATATAAGGGTTCGGCAATTATCAATGCTGATCCTTTTATGAAGTTCAATAATAGTCTTGAAATTATGAAAGAAAAAATAGGAACAGCAATTTTACCCTTTTTCACTAAAATGATGGATGCCTTGACTGCACCTGGGGGATTAGTTGATGCTGTTGGTAAGTTCTTTGAAGAAGCTTCTAACCCTAAAACTGATGTTGGTAAGGCTTTCACATCTTTAGGGGATTCAGCTACTTTGTTAGGTGAAGATTTGGCTACCTTATTCGGCACTATGGATCCAAATAATGAAGGTAATTCTATGGCTGGTTTTGCTCATGGGTTACAAATAATTGCAGATACTATTGGCAATGTTGCTGATGCTGCAACTACTTTAGGCGGTATTCTTGAAGCAACATTTTCAGGCAATTTTGCTAAAGCAATAGAACTTTCAGGCGCAGATTTTGGTGTTGCAGCTTATGCGTTAAGGAAAAATGTTAGTGTTCAAGAAGCTATTAAACAAATCAACGCTAATACGCTAAAAACTGGTCAAGGTAGCTTTATTCAAGGTTCAGGTTTCTTAGATATGGAAACTGGCCTTAGTGCATTTAATCACAGCAATGTAAATTTTGGCGGTCACCCTAAAAAGATGGCTAGTTTGTTTGGACAGAAAGCCCCACTAAATCCTTACAACCTTCCTAATACGCAAATAAACATTACTGTTACTTCCGCTGACCCTAAAGCTGTAGTTGATGCTGTTTCTAAATATGTGAAATCAAATGGAAGTGTTCCTAGCGCATGGGGAACAGGCAATAGACGCTAATGACTAATCCAACGCAATATGTTGCAATCAAGTTTGGTGCTTCAGGATGGGTTGATGTTACTGCAGATGCAGGGAACATTACTATCAATAAGGGAACTACTAGGGTTGCTGAAGATTATCAGGCAGGTAGCCTATCGGTTACTTTTACTAACAATAACCGCAGGTTTGACCCGCTAAACACTTCAAGCAATCTCTATTATTCGGCAGGTGGCTATTCTTTGGTGCAACCTGGGGCGCAGGTTTTAGTTACATCTAATTCAGTTCAAATCTTTCTAGGTTATGTTCAGGATTGGTCATTTACTTTTGGCGAAGCTGGTTTAGATGGCAACGCTACTTTGACTGCAGGCGATTTTCTTTCTTATGTTAGCCGCATAAATTTTGATTCTAGCCAAGAAACTTCTGCCAAGTTTACGCATGACCGCCTAGCTGATGTTTTGACTAAATACAATTTGACCACTTCTGGCGTTACAGTCAAAAATTCTTCCACTTTGATTGGTGCAGATACGCATAATACTGGGGACAATGTTTTAAGTTATTTGCAAAATGTTGCTAGAAGTGAACCTGGGGATTTGTTTGCAGATAACTATGGGATGTTGATTTTCAAAGATAGAACTTTTACCAACTATTTATGGACTACTTCTTACCGCAACAATGTAGTTCAATATCCTTCAGCTGCAACTACCGCTGTTTGGCAATCAACTTATAGTGCTTCTACCGCTACCCCTTATTTTGCGGGTGGGACAGCAATAAATTCTAAAGTTGATAGCCCTAATACTTTTCACGCTGTAAGTTATTTTGAACTAAATAAACCTTTGTATAACCCTGCAGGAACAGCGTTGAACTATGTTTTTTCATGTTGGGTTCGCGGTAATGGTGGAACTGTTGGAATTGATGCTTATGTTGATTTGTATGATGCGCAACGCAACCCTGTAACTACGCCATTGATTTTTACCCCGTTTGTTTCTGGAACTGCAGGATCTAATACAACTTGGATAAATCTAAAGGGAACTGTTTCAGCTACGGGTGCGCAACCAGTTGCGGGTATTGGCTTTACTGTTTCTTGCGGTGGAACTACCAACGCCTATTCTTTTATTGCTGATGGTTTTCAGGTTGAATTGGCTTCAACTTATGAAAATGACTATTTCAACGGATCATTGAACCCGAAAACTAATTCGGCTAAAACGCAATATCAGGTTGCATGGTTAGGGCAGGCTTATTCTTCTAGTTCAGTTTTGGCTAAGAAAAATAATGCTATAAATCCTTCAGCGCAAACTTATATTACTTTTGCGGATGTAAATTCGCAGGGAACTGCCTATGGCAACGGGACTGCAATTCAGTTTACGGAAATAGATTTAGCTAGTTCAGGGCTAAATCTTTACAATCAGGTTCAAGTTTCGGCAACTAACGCAACCGCAACTGTAACTGATACAGCTGGAACAGCGTTGTATGGGCTAAAAACATTTTCTCAAACAGATAATTTGACTACTAGCGTTACAAGGCCTGCCGAAATTGCGCAAGATTTCCTTGGTGTTTGGCGTTTACCTGAATACAGGGCTAATAGTTTTACTGTTGCTTTAGAATCTTTGACTTCTACGCAACAAAACATTGTTTTAGGCCTTGAACTTAGGGATGTTATTCGCCTTTGTTTTCAACCTTCCGCTACAGGTCAAGTGGTAGATAAGCTTTATCAAATTTTGTCTATCAATACGCAGGCGGATGTTGAACGCCATCACATTAGTTTTCAGGTGGCAAGCCTAAGCAATGTCCCTATCCGTTTGAATTCTGAATATGTTGCACAATTAAACAGTTCCATTTTGGGCTAGTAGAATAGGGTTATTATGGCTACAACAAAAACTTGGACTATCGGGGATGTTCTCACCGCTACGGATCTAAACAATAACTTTGCTAACTTAGGTTGGTCTAGGGCTGCGGGAACTGGGGATTCTACAACAGGCGTTTTAGCTGCGGATGGAACTGCTTCCGTAAACATTACTTATCCTGCAGGGCGTTTTACTGTTGCCCCTATTGTTTCTGCATGGACTACTTCTAACCGCTATATTTGTTCCGTAAACACTAATGCTGCAGGTTCGGCTACTGTAGTTGTCCGAAATGTTTCGGCTGCTGCAGGTTCAGATGCAACTGTTTACTGGTCTGCGGTTCAAATGACTTCTGGAACAGCTGCGGGGTAAATAAATGAGTGACTCTAAACCAACTAATCAAACTTTGCTGTTGCAGATTGTTCGCGACATAGAGATTCTAAAAACAAATTCAATTCAAATTTTGCAGGCAAGTCAAGACCATGAATCACGCATTAGGGAACTTGAAAGAAGCGTAAACCGCAACGCATGGATTCCTGCGGTAATTACAGCTGTAGTAACTTCTTGCATAGTGTTTTGGATTAGTAAAGGATTAGGCGCATGATCAACCCAGGAACATACAACATAACCGCTTATCAGGGTGCGGATTTTGATAGGACTTTTACTATCACCCAATCTGGAACAGCGTTGAACCTTACAGGTTATTCTTCCGCTATGCAGGTGCGTGAAGCTGCCGATTCAACCGCCTACCTT